GCCCCGGACCCAGCCCGGCGGGCGGGGCGCGCGCGGGGCGCGCACGGGCGCCACGGGGGCGGGCCCGGCGGCGGGGCCCGGCGCCTCGGCCGCCGCGAGGCGCTTCGAGTAGCGCGCGGCGCGCCGGGCCAGCCCGTTGATTACGCCGCGGCCGCGGATGTGGAGCGCGGCCAGGCAGTAGACCTCGAGGTCGAGGGCCTCGTTGCGCTCCCTGCGCTTGATCCACTTCCGGACGTTCCCCTTGCCCTTCACGTACTTCCAGACGCCCTTCTCGGCCGCGAGCTGGGCGGCGTACTCCTCGTCCACCCACGGCTCGTCCGGGAAGTGCATGGCGCCCGGGGCCGGGCCCTCCGCCGGGATCGCGATGTGGAGCCGCGCGTAGATCTGCTCCTTCGCGGTGTCCGTGCACAGGGTGTAGAGCGGGACCCGGTATGGGTTGTTGCGACTGGGCCGCTCGACGATGGGCCGCCCGGTGAGCGTGCCGCCGCGCACCGGGTACACGTGGCGGCCGCGGCGCGCGGCGCAGAACCGGTAGACCTCCTCGGCGTGCGGGTTCGAGTCCACCGCGACGCACTCGATCCTCAGCTCGCGCCCGCTCGCGTGCTTCCACGTGCGCCGCAGGAGCTCGTCGGCCTGGAACCAGACCTCGTCGCGCTTGGGGTCGCCGGCGATCGCCTCCCAGTGGATGAGCCAGCTCTCGAAGCCCGCGCCGTAGCCCTTCACCAGGATCTCAAGGCGCTCGGCCTGGACGTCGATCGCGGCCACGAGGATCCCGACCCCGTCCGGCACCTGGGCGAGGTACTGCTCGAGGCGATCGAGCAAGGCCTCGGGTTCGGCGCCCTGACCGCGCTCCTCGTAGGACTCGGCGAGGTCGGTGTTGACGAAGACCTTGAGCTGGAGGGGGTTCGCCTTCGACTGGAGGAACTTCTCCGCCTGCTTGGCCCAGGAGGCCCACCCGAGGGGGCTGTAGAGACCGCTCAGGTGAAAGCTGGGCTGGCGTCCGGGCCCGGGGGCGAGCGCTTCCCACTTCCCACTCTCGAACAGTCCCGGCTTCGCCTCCTCGGGCACCCGGCCGCCGCACCCGCCGCAGACCATGGCGGCGGCCTCGGGGTGGCCGTCGGGCCACTCTATCCTGTGGTGCCCGGAGTCCCGGCGCGCGACGTGGTCGCGGTAGCCGCTCCAGGTCAGGAAGTCGGGGTGCTGGCAGTGGGGGCACCGGATGAAGTACCGCCGCTGGTCGCCGTCGTTGTAGAGCGACTCGATCCGCGAGAGGCCGCGGTAGGTGGGCGATGAGATCCAGAGGAACTTGCGGTTCGGGTAGGTGACGGCGCGCTTCTGGATCAGCTCGACCGGGTCGCCCTCGTTGCCGACCTCGCCGGGCCAGCCGTCGAGATCGTCGCCGACGATGAAGCGCGCGGAGATGTTGCGGAACGCAGCCGCGGAGTTGGCGCCGCGCATGAGCAGCTCGCCGCCCAGGTAGGCCTTGCGGAACGTCGTGTTGCGCTTGTCCCGCGAGCGGTTCGGCGAGACGCGATCGCGCAGCGACACGGTGTTCTCGAACATCGGGTCCACGCGGGTCTGGCTGACCTGCTGGGCCACCTCGCGCGTGGGCAGGAAGAAGAGGATCGGCGCCGGCGTGTGCTCGATGATGTAGCCGACCCAGTTCACGGCGAGCTGGGTGACGCCGATCTGGGCGCCCTTCATGACGGTGACGCTCTCGCAGGTCTCGTGGGCCGAGAGCAGCTGCATGGGCTCGCGCAGCATGGGCACGCGTGCGGTCTGGTAGCGCCCGTGCTCGTTCGCCTCGCCCGGCGAGAGGATGCGGTTCGCGTCGGCCCAGGCGTCGACGGTGATCTCGGGCTCGGGGCGCAGCCCGGCGCCGAAGGCCTCGGCGTAGAGGCGCTCGACGTCGATCACGTGCTAGAGGCCCTGTGTTTCCGGATCCGGAATTACGCGGGTCCCAAGCAGCTCGAGCTGGGCGGGCGACTTCACCGGCGGCGCCTTGGAGCGAGCGCGCAGCCGGCGGATCACGGTGACCATGCCGCGCCAGTCCACGGCGATCGCTCCCCGCTCGAGCGCCCGTTCCCGGTACGCCGGCGAGAGGTCGAAGTGCGGGGCGCTGCGGGTCTGGAACCAGTGGCGCGGGAGCCCGAGCGCCGCGGCGAACGCGAGCAGCTCCTCCTCGCTCGCGTCGGAGACCAAGTGGCACGCGACGCCGCCCGGCCAGGGCGCGTCGCAGGGGCGCAGCTCGTCCACGTAGATCATGACGCCTTGGCGGCCGCCGGCGTGGCGCGGGCAGGCGGGCCGGAGGCTTGCTCGAGCGCCTGGCGGAGCGCGAGCGCGAGGATCCGCGTGCACTCCGCGCGGGGCTTGCCGGCGAGGAGGGGGCCGAGGCGCGCTGGGAGCGCGAGGAGCTGCTCCTGCAGGCGGCGCGCCTGCTCGAAGGCGGCCTGCTTCACCTTGTCCGCGTCGACGAGGCGGCCCGCGCGCTCCTCGTACTCGAGCTGCGCGAGCCGGGCCCGGTAGAGCTGCCATGCCGTGCGCGCCTGGTTGTAGGTGAGCGTCGGGCTGTCCGCGGGAACGCCAGCAGGAGGATCCGGACCAGCTGGGGTAGCGGCATTCGGCGCAGCCGCAGGAGCGCTGTTCGCCTCCCACTCGCGGTCCGCCTGCTCGCGATTGATCCGGCCCTGGATGAGCTCGATCCGGCCCTCGGCAATCGCCTTGTAGACCGCCTGGCGCGAGATGCCGCGGTGCTGCGCGTAATCGACCGGCCAGTCCCAGTGCACTTCCTTGCGCGGGCGTGCCACACGGTCATCCGCCGGGCTTCATCGCGGCGCGGGCGTGCGCGACGAGCGCGGCGCCGGCGCTGGCGCCGGGTGTGCGCGCGCGCACCCAGGCCACGAACTCGATCCAACGGTCACGCTGCTCCTCCGTGTCGAACTCGAGCATCTGGAGGATGCGCCCGGCGCGTGCCCGCGGCGCGGCCGCCGGCTTCGGAGCGCCGGCGAGGAGCTTGCGCGCCGCGTCCTCGAGCGCCTCGAGCTCCTGGACGCTGAAGCCGGCGGCGCCGAGGTCGAAGGCCTCGATCTCGAGCGCGCGCAGCTCCCGGGCGAGGAGCGCGGGGTCCCACTCCGCCTCGAGCGCGAGCTTGTTGTCGGCGAGGCGGTACGCCCGGCGCTGGGTCTCGCTCAGGTGCGTGACGCGGAGCACGGGCACGCGCTCCATGCCGAGCTTGCGCGCCGCGGCGAGGCGCCCGCGGCCGGCGATCACGCCGCCCTTGTCGTCGGCGAGCACGGGAACCGTGAATCCGAACTCGAGGATGCTCGCCGCGATTCGGTTGATCTGCTGCGGGGTGTGGATCCGCGGGTCGTTCGGGTTGGGCTTCAGCCGCTCGATGCGCCAGTACTCGATCGTGCCGGGCAGGCGCACGCCGCCCGTGGTGGAGCGCTCCGCCGCGGCCGCGCGCGCGCCGTTCTTCACGCCAGGCCCCCGCTCTCGATCGACGGGTCGGGCGCAAGCACCCGCTGCCACCATTCGCAGAAGGCGCAGGCCCGCGCCCGGTCCCCGAGCTGGTGACCCGGCTCGTAGCGCGCGTGAGCGTTCTTGATCACCTGGCGCAGTGCCGCGTTTTCCCGAGCCTTCTCGATCCGGTCCACCTCCGCCATGGTGCGCGCGACCGCGTCTTCCTTCCGTTCGTCCTCGCGATAGCTCTCCGCGAACGCAGCGACTGCATCAACGGTCCAGCCCGGACCGTCCTCGTGGAAAGGGCGGTGCGCTTGGAAGTACTCCGAGGCGGCGTGGATTGCCTTGGGTGACGCGTCGCAAGGCGGTTTCAGTGGATCCTCCAAGCGTATTTCTCCCCTTGGACTTCGAGATAACATTCCGATCCGTAACACACGATGCGCGCGTTCTTGCCGATGCGAACGCTGCGAGCGTACGAGACCACAAACAGGCCGCTGTCCGTCTGCACCTCCGTGAGATCGATGGCGTTCCACGAACCTCGCCGCACTTCGGACCCGAGTACCTTGCCGACGTACTCGACGGTGTCGGGACGATCATGGCCGCACGACACGAGACCGATCAGAAGCACAATGGCTGCGATCTCTCTCACCTGCGGTCCTCCGTGGGTGGAGACGGCACTCCCGGGGCAACCTGGCCGGCCCTGGCCAGCTCGTCCCCCATCCCGGAGCACCGCTCCACCCGCATGTCCGTCACCTCCAGCCCTGCCCGCCCGTGGCGATCGAAGCGTTCGCGGTCATCACGGCCTCGCGGATCTTCCGGACCGCGTCGGTGCGGTCGGGTCCCGCGGGGCAGCACTGCTCCACCGTGCGCGCAAACGACAGCGCAGACGCACGCAGAGCCAGGTACTTCTCCGGCTGGTCCGCCGTGGGTGGGTGGTAGGTGAACAGCTTTTCGAGCTCGTCCATGGTCACTCCTCCTTGGGTAGCCCGGCCGGGTGCCGGGAACCTGTCAACCACTTTTGGGGACCCGTAACTAGGGGCGCTTCGGCGTCGCCGTCACC